GAGCCGGTATGATCTCCGAATCCGGCGATGCCGTTTCGCTTCGCGTTTGCAATGACGCAGTTCATCACCTCGACATTGTTGACGCCAGTCGGAAGGTAGATCACCGAACCGAGGATGTCGTCTACGGTCGTCTGATTCGCTTTGTTGCCGTCGAAGCGCACGCCGTCTATAACGATGCCGCTAGCGGTGACGCGCACTAGCGCCTGGTTCGACGCATCCTTAAGCTTGATGATGCCGTGACCATAGATGCGTTGATTGGCTGTGCTCGCCGTAAGGCCAGTAACCAGGAAAGTAAAGTCCGGCGGGACATATACATCAAGCGTGCTCGCTAAAGCCGCGGCGACTGCGATGGTGTCGTCAGTCGAACCGTCTCCGACCGCGCCATATGCAGAATTCATGACGTTGGCAACTTGCGAGTAGACCGGATCGTTTACATCCTGGAACCACTCAGCATCTGTAAGCGTGACCCCGTTCACGAAAACGGTATCGCTCATGCCGGAACCGCACGGGTATAGTTATTTTCAATGCTCGATGCCGGCTCGTAGCGGCAGAGCGTCTGACCATCGGCGTCATAAACAACGAAGTAGCCGCCTACCTGTGGGCCGTGGTCTGCGACCCACTGCGGAACAAGATTAGAGCGCTTCTTCAATTCTCCGAAGATGAGAGTTCGCGCGCCGACCGGGGGCGAGAACGGAAGAATCTCGGTAATCTTCGCCGCATACACAGCGGCACCGTCCTTGCCTAGATATTTCGTCAGGCGGGTTTTGGCGGCGCCCACTAAGCGCCTTCCAAGATAGAAACGCGTCCGCCGCCAGAGACCCCAGGCGGCATCCGAAGTATTCCGGACGGCGCGTTTGCATTCATGATCGCTGCTTTGGAGTCGCGCGCAATCTTGGCGACTTCAGCAGGCACTGAGCGGAAACCGGCCGCAGCGCTAATCGCGTAGTTCGACTCAATCGCCAGTTGATAACCTGGCGGCAACACGACAGTCGTTGAAATTGCGGCAAAGCTCTGCAGCGCCTTCCACGAGTTGATATACAGCGTGAGCGACGCCGCCGGCTCAGGCCATAGATAGATCGTGGCAAGCGACGCTACGAACGCTGCGTCATAGAACAGGTAGCGTGGGTAAGAGCCGTCGCTAGTTTTCATGCTGAGCTGGCCGTATGCCTTGGCGTCGATGACTTCAACCGGGGAGTCGATTCCGCCGCTGTCTCTGATGAAACACGGATCGACGATCTTCGCCGGCCGCGCGGTATTGAACGCGCCTCCGCTGCCGATGGTGTAGCTCCCAACGCTGGCGGTGAGTGCTTTGGACTCCTGTACGAGCTGATAGCACATCAGGCTGTCTAGCGACCATGACTCAAGCATCGCGTTCAGCCGCGCAAGGTGGTGCGTTTCCTCGGCGGCAGTCAGCGTCGCGCCGATGATCTTCTCGCCCGTATAGACGAGCGAGGATAGGATCATGCTCGAAGGAGTCGCCAAGCTAAATTACTCCTTGGCCTAGACCGGGATTTCTTCCCAGTTGAACGTGAATACCAGCGCTGTGGTCGTGACGCGCGACGTGTAGCTGGCGAAGAAGTAGCCAGGCGGGATGACGATGCCGCCCTCGAAGTCCACGCCGCTCGTCGGGATGACACCCGGCACAGTGATGGCCCCGGAACCAGACCCGGCCCACACGTAGAACGCTGTCGGCGCGACGATGGTCTGGCCGGCGGTCGCGGTGCAAACCGACGCGCCGCCAGAGCCGAGCCGGTTGGCGACCGTGGTCAAGCTCGTGGTGATCGTGCCGGCCTGCCACATGATCCCGATCTCGGTTTCCGCCGTCAGGGCCGCGCCCTGGCTGACGAAGCACTTGGTCAGCGCGAGGTTCTTGCCGGAGGTCGCCGGATTTCCGACCGCAAGGCCGGTGAAGGTCGCGGCGCCAGCCGCGGTGGTGGTGGTGAGGCCGCCAGTGATGCCGAAAGCGCGACCGCGCGAGGTGTTCTCGTAGTAGCGAGGGCCAACCTGCGACACGAGAGCGCCGCCCGACTTGCTGCCGCCGACGTTGAATGGGGTGCCGTCAGAGCCGGCCTGTGCGCCTGGTTGAACGACGAATCTTGGCATGACATTGCTCCTTGACGCCTCACGGCGTTAGTTGATTGGGCTTATGAGCCGATTTCCTGAACCATTGCTGTCCGCAATTCGTCCGGGTCGTCAGGGATGTAATCCCCGGACACTTCCTGCGCCACCGACAGATACTCCGTATGCACGCGTAGCTCGAGCAGAATGTTGATGAGCAGCACTTGCTCGAACGGAAGATCAACCGAGTCCGCCGTGTCCAGAGCCCGGAAGGCTTTCGTTTTCGGGTCGTAGATCGTGAACGAGGCCATTAGATGAACGGCGTAGCGAGAGTGCCGCTACCCACGATGTAGCCGCAGATTGCCCACTTGGTCGCGCTGACCGCGGTAACGCAGAAGTAAGAGCCGATCAGCCCGCCAGTCGTCGATCCGGCCATCGAGATCCCAACGGTAGCCGCGCCGTCTGCCTGGAATACGTCCATGCCTGCGGCGAGTTTTCCGCTGACCACCGAGCCAACCATGAACACGGTGGCCGCAGATGTAACAACCTTGTGGGCATTGCTCGTGCAGGCGATGCTGGACATGAACTCGAACTGCATCCCCTCTACCGGAGTAGGAAGCGTGTAAATATTCCCGGCCGCAACGTCGAATAGACACAGCGCGCCCGACTCCTTCGCCAGCAACGTCCGCGTCGCCCCGACCCCCTGGATCACCTCCCTGTGCGCCCCCAACTGCAGAGCGCCGGCCGGCCCACCGTAAGAGATTCGTTCGATATCGGTAGGTGTCGTCATGGTCAGGAGGTCACGAATGGATCAATGGGTGTCGTGCTGCAGATGATTAGCCCAGTGATCGCCCACTGAGTCGAGCTGATCGCCGTCACCTTGAATTGCGTCCCCACAAGGCCACCAGAATCAGTGGCGTTCGTGGAGATCCCAAGGTGCGTGGTCCCGTTTGCCTGGAATACGTCCATTGCGGTGCCGAGCGTGTTCCCCACAACTGCACCGAGCAGGAAGTCCCCGGTTGCGCAGGTAACGCGATAGGCCCCGCCGGTCTGCAGGACGGTCGCCTCGAACTCGAACTGCATTCCTTCGACTGCGGCCGGAAGCGTGTAGATCACGCCGCCAGCGGCGTCGAACAGGCAGAGCGCGCCCGACTCCTTCGCTAGAAGCGTGCGGGTTGCCCCGACGCCCTGGATGACTTGCCGGTGAGCGCCGAGCTGGAGCGAGCCCGTAGGCCCGCCGTAGGAGATGCGTTCGATGTCTGTTGGGGTGGCCATTGGATTTCCTTTTTCTTTTTCCGGTTAGGCCGCTTCGGCGCCGATCATTCGGCAACCCCATTCGGGCTTCAGTGCTGCCATCCCGTAGAGAATGTCGATCCGCATGAGCAGTTCGTTGTTTCGGATGTCAGAACCCATCCAGGCGCGCAGGCTCAGGTTGTCTTTCTTGACCACCACGCAGCGCTGCGCGTCGTCCAGGATCGGTAGTGGCGCGGTAATGAACTGGTAAGCCTCCTTGTGGTACATCAGGTTCTGCACGTAGCTCTTGGATGCAGTCCCGACGAATACGACGGCTGCGGTGGTGGAGATGGTCGGCGCACCGCCGGCAGCGGCAACGACGTTCTGGTTCGCGCCCACCGCGAAGTTGATAGCAGGGGAGAACGTAGGCGCCGTGTCCGATGCAGTGGTCACGACGAACTGCTTCAGATACCCGAGCGGGGATTTCGTTTCCGGGTGGCAGGCGTAGGCGCCTGCGATGGTAAACACCATCCCGACCGAGACGCCGGTGATGCTGGTCAGCGTCACTGAGGTATCACCGTTGACCACCGTGTAGGTATTCAGCGTGCCGGACACATCGGACCCGGTGGTCATCGTCCACATGCGATCGTTCTCGTACCAGTCCGCCATTGCGGTACGGCCCATCATTCCCTCGCGGTACTGCTCCTTGATCTGCTGGGAGTCCTGGAACAGCCCTTTCAGGCCGTTGACGATTCCGCCCATCGTCACGGATTCGCACTGGATGTAGCGATTTCCGTCTTTCGGTGAGGCGTTCTGGTTCAGCCTTCCGCGCGCGGCGCCGGGGACCACGAGGTCGGTCAGAGGCGTGCCGGCAGAGCCAACCAAGTTCGCGGTCGCCTTGGTGCAGAAGGCGAGGAAGTCCGACTCGATGCCTGAAACCAGCATCGAAATTGCCGGCTGGATGTAGTTTTTCGACAAATCATCGAAGGCTCCATCGTTGTCTACGGACTGGATGAGTTCTTGATGGTTGAACCCCATGTCCACGCCGTCGAGCGTCGCCACAGTGATGGTCTGCGTGGTTTCGTTCTGCGCCTGAACAGCCATCGCGTTGCCGGTGCGGCGGATGTACTGGTTCGGGTTCTTGACCCGAAGCGTTGAGCCGTGAGGACTGCCGCGGCCCTTCATCACGAATGATTCGTCGTACTGACGATCCACCGTTCCGATGAACTGCAACTTCTCGTGCGCAATGCGCAGCGATTCCTTCGCTACAAGGTCTGTGACCTTGAAAATATTCGATT